TCGGCCGCCGTCGACCAACGCACCGAGGAGCTGCGCAAGAGTTGCGGAAGGCTCTTTGTAGGGGAGCGGAATGATGGCGTCACGGATGTTGCCACCCGGTGCATCAATGTCGCGGAACTCGCCAGGCTGCAAAGGTTCGTCGCTGTTGGCTACACGCATACCGCGGGCTTTGAAACCTGCAGGCAAGTTGGACAGAGTACCAGCGTCAATTAACTGACGCAGAATGCTTGTCGCTGCGCGGCCCAAGCCGCCGATCATATGGGTCAGGCCGAAGCCGTAGAACCCAAGACCAGGGAGAAACTTGTATGGGACAAAATACGGGATAGACTCCCGTGTCGGATCCGTCTCAACGTAGTTGCGGCGAATAGAAAGAACCGTATTGCTGTTGCGGTCGATCGAGACGATGTACGGAAGCTTGATGCCTGTCGGCTCTCCATCCATTCCGATGTCCTCAAAACCCTCAAGGTCCAGCTCAACGTGCATCTCAAGGATAGTGCGTACGTCATCCGTGTAGGATGAACGAGACGTTCCCTGCAGCTCGTCGACCTTGCTGCGGACTTCGTCCTCTTCGTCGTCACCGCTATCCGTGAGTTCGACGTCTTGATAGAAACCAGCAACCTGCATCTTACGGACTTCGTTGTCAGACATCTTCAAGACATGAGTGATACGAGGTGCGCTGCGCAGATCCGTCGCTGAGTAAGGAACAACAACATCCTGAGCTGGGACAAAACGCGCCACTGGGCGCTGCTTGGCCTGATCAAAGTATAGCTTCTTGAAGGTCATCCCCGCAAGTGGGAGATAGAACAGCATTTGGTCTGTATCTGGGTCGTATTCTTCCATGCGGTCAAGGATCAGATAGTTCAGGTAGTCCTTGACCCGTGTTGCTTGGGCCTCGGTCTCTGCATTCTGGAGGCCAAGCACTCTCGTCTTTACAGGTCCGCCGGCTGGGAGAAGTTCCTTATAGGCCTGGGCCTGAAACTGCGTGACGCTCTCGGCTACAAGAGGGTGTGTGACGTTGGACGCACCTTCGAACGGGCTACTGCGCTCCTCGGTCTTCACGCCCAACAGCTCCAAACCCTTGACGTACGTTTCCTCCCAGTCTTCTCTCGAGGCCAAGTCGTCCTCAAAAGCGCCAACCAAGTCGGAGGCAATGTCTCCAAGGGTGTCATCCTCGAGGAACTCCGCAAGGTTTGCGTCGAATGGGATCAATTCCTCAGCAGACATCTCCTCCATGCCGATCAGCGCCTCAATCAGCGCGCCGTCTGGCGTCTCTGTCACCTGAGCTCCGCCCTCAAAGTCCTGTGGGACGTTGAGCGGGATCTCAACGCCGAACTCGTCTGGCATCCCAGCAGGGTTTACGGTGTTGTCCACCATGTTTCCAAAGGACTGTGGAGGTAGGGCCATCAGTAGTACTCCCGTTTGCGAGGCACCTGATCTCTGAAATCTAGGTTCTCTTCATCATGTATCATCACGAACCCACCTTGGCGGAACCGTATCAAAGCTAACGTCATGGAGTCGCAAAAATCGTCATGATCGCCATTCGGAAAGGAAGAAACTTCCTCGATCACTTCTTCTGCGAAGCGCTTGTCTTGTGGGGCCCATACCAAACCCGCCTCAAACAGCGGGGATACCATGTGCATTCTTGTGGTCTTATCTACACCACCGCCGCCTGCGCGTCTACCGGGGGAGAACCCGAGTGCAGGAATACCGCGCGATCGCATCTCGTCAATCAACGGGCGGCCCGTGGCCTTGGCCTCGACAATCACCATGTCCGGCTCCCAATACTGGTGCTCTTCAAACGCGACCTCCTTGAGCTCCGGAAAGCTCCAGCGGCCGCGCTGACCATCCAGTAGGATCAGGTGGTCCTTGCCGTCGTCGTCATGCTCAAACACACCCCACGTTGTGATTGCAGAATAGTCTGCAGTCTCCTTCTTCGAGAAGGCCGTATCGTAGGCTTGGATAATGTACTTGAGCTTGGGTATGTCTTCCTTGTCCCAGACACGCCACCACTCCTTGCGGACGATAGCGCCACCAGCTGCAGTAGGTTGCTGCTGCCACTGGGCCGACCACTTTTGCGCAGGAAGTGAGGCTTTGATCGAGAGCAGGGCATCTTTGTCCCAGAACTCAGGCCAGAGCGGACTACCAGAAGGTAGTAACGCGGGGAACTCGACCACTTCCCACTGGTCTGCCATGGGGTCAGCGGACTGGTTGGCAATGAGGCGTCCTGTCAGATCCTTCTTGCCCCATCGTGTCATAACCACAATAATGGCGCCGCCGGGCTGCAGACGCTGCCGAGGGCCAGAAGTGTACCATTCGTAGGCGTGGTCGAACGCCGTCTCGCTTAGGGCGTCTTGTTCCGAGTGCGGGTCGTCGATAATAAACAGGTCAGCGCCGCGGCCAGTGACGGCAGCCCCAACACCAGCAGCAAAGTACTCGCCGCCTTTGTCAGTGCCCCATTTACCCGCGCCCTTGTTGTCCTCCTTGAGGTTAGTGCCGGGGAAGATCTCTTTGTAGGCTGGGTCATCAATCAAATCCCTCACCTTGCGGCCGAACCGCACGGCGAGCTCCGTGTTGTGGGTGGCCTGAATAATCTTGAGCTTGGAGTTGCGGCCGAGAAACCATGCAGGCATCAGGAATGATGCAAATTCCGACTTCGAATGACGAGGTGGCATGTTGATAATCAAGCGTTTGATCTTACCCTGAGCCACCTGCTCGAGCTTCTCAGCGATAATCCGGTGGTGAGCACCCTCAATAAAGTTCTCATACACGTGATGAGCAAACGTCATAAAGCTGTCGGTCGCCTTCTCACGTATATCAAGCTTGGACTTGGCCTGCGTGAGAGCAAAAATCTCTTTCAGGACGTCATCTGGTAAGGCGTCGAGGTTAGCCATTCAGTTTCACCCTGTAGTTGCCGCCGACATGATCAAAACCAACGCGCTCTAGCAGTTGGCCCGTACGATCCTTTGAGACATTGGTCGTAATGCCCATGTAAAGCTCCGTGGCGCCGTTTTCTTTCGCCCAGCTCTGGAACATCTTGAGCATCTTGATCGCGGTCCGTGGACCGCGGTGCTCGGGCAAAACAAACCATGCGAAGTCGCTCGCAACAGATCCCCGGCTGAACACATAGTCCGTAATGCTGCCGCACAACATACCCACGGGCTCACCTTCGTCAGTGGATGCCAGTACCCCAAAGCCACGAGGGTTTTCGATAACCAGTCGCACTAAAGAGTTAGCTATCTGCTCGATGTCGAACGGCACAGTCTGGAAGTCAGACTCCTGCTGCATACGCATAGCAAGACCAATGATGTCACGTATCTTCTCGATGGAGAAAGGCTCGTAGCGCATTATACCAAACTGGCAATTCCCAAGCGTTTCAAAGCGCGATCCCCACTACCAGCACGTCCTGGCGTGATCCTCGCTCCTAGATCCCTGTCTTTATCCCTGACTTTGGAACTGCCTGCCCCTTTACCTAGCTGTGATGCGTCCAAGTATGCCATGGAGTCCGACAGCTCGTCAAGGAAAGACTTGTTGGCTGCTTGTTTATTCGGTGTAGAAAGAATAAGCTCTTCAGCTGCGTTACGAGCCTCAGGAGTTTTATACTCATCTCCGAACATGTCGTAAGACTTGTTGTTCAGTTCTTCTGCCGCGCCGGGAGTTCCATCGGAAAGCCCGTCCCTCGGACCTATGCCAGCGGCTTTTGCACCCATCCAAGGCGACCACCCTCCTCTATTCGCCTCATCCAGAGCAAAGTCAATCTGTTTGAAAACAGTCGTTGGATCGCTAGGGTCCAGACCAGTGCGCTCTTTGAACACGTTGCCAAGACCGCCATCCACATAAAGCTGGAACGGCCCGTAAGAACGCTCCCGCTTACCATCCTTTACGAAATTGCTTTGCCAGCCCTCTTCAGGGTTGGCGTTAAGCCCCTCGGCCTCAGCAACGCGAACAGCAATGTCGGGGTCCATGCCCCGAGAAATCGCCGCTTGACGAATGTACGCGACTAAAGAATCACGATCCATATCAGTAGCTCCCTGAGAAACCGTTGCCAGTCATCTGGCTAGACTTACAGCCGCGGACTTCGCCGCCGCCGCGGAACTTCTGCGTCTTGCCGCCGTAGCTGTCCATGAGACGATCATAATCCTCGGGGCTGTAGTTATCCTTTGGATCAATGCCTCTATTTCCTTGGCTGCCGGGAGCGTTGCCAATCATTTTAGGGCGCATTTTAGGGCGAAGAGATTTCTTAACACCTTCAGGGCGCTTCTTCGGGCGGAGCGACTTCTTTGGAGCAAGCTCCATAGTGTGCGCACCAGAAGTGCTTTTATCAAAGGGCATGCGATCTGCGGTTTTCTTTTTCATCTCTGTCTCCGAGAGCCAAGGTTCACGGCACTCTAGCAGCTCTTGATGAAATCCTCAATCGTCTTGCGTTGATTCTCTTCTGTGAACTCAGGGTGACGGATCGTCGTGTACTTCTGCACGACCGCGTTCGCCGGCCGCATTAACAAAAGCCCGTGCGCCAAGCTGAGAAAACAATACCAGTCCACCGATATAGGCGGAGTGCAAAAGTTGTACACAGGCGTGACGGCTCCTTGCGAGCGCAGCTTGGCACCACTAGAGGTCTTGACCTGCACCGTGGTAAGCCTGTTCCCAACCCGACACCACAAGTCCGCATCCTGCCGATCGACATGGTGAACCTCGACACCGTGCGTCTCCAAAATGTAAGCCGCCAAGAACTCCCCTTGGCGACCAATTTTGTGATTGTTACTCCCTGAGCGAGGCACAGTGTAGCTCCCAGCTACAGAAGCAGGTCTCGGTACACGTCAACCGCTTCTCGCTCCTCGGCCAATGCCGCCGCGTCGCGCTTGCGCTCCGAAATCAAACCGCGCAACGCCTTGACGTTGTAACCCTTGGCCTTAGCCACAGTGTAAACATCCTTGCGCTCTTGGTTCATGTCAGAAATCTGCGCTTCAGCCGACTCGATGTCCGCTACAAACGCCCTGATCTCCTCAGCCGCCGTCTCCGCAGCCTTCTGATTGTGCTTAAAGAAATCTTCGTCATGCTTCAAAGGTACTACAGTCATCGTTCTCTCCTGTGTTTTCAACGGTCTACCACTTACCCTGCGTGCGTCCAAGAAAAAAGAACACCGCAGCCAGACCAACAAACGTCACCGAGCAAATAACCAAAGTCCCACCCCAGAAAATCACCGCCTCTTTGAACTCCGCCTGACGGTAAGCCGTGCGCTTCCGCTCAGCCCGAACGCGCCGCAACGTGTCCTTGTATTCCTCCAAACCCTTCGGACCATACTGATACTGGATGATCGTCTCGATCTCCTTGCGCATGGCCTGCATCTTCTTCTGGGCCGCAAACGCATCAATCGCCGCCTGCTCCGCAGAACCCGTCAACAACGCCAGCAAACCAGGTTTCTTCGCCTTCTCCGCCGCGTAATTCACGTCGCTCACCGCACCAGCAAACTTACTCAGCGCGCTCGTCGCAT